CTTGATTAACATCAATATTTGCTGGCTGTGCTGCTGGTGAAGTAGGAGCCGCATTTCTACCTACAGGTACTATTCCTAACTTTGGTTGTTGTTTTAATTGTTTAATTGTTTTCATGTTTTCCTATTTTAAGAAGTCGCATTTGAGATAGTAGCAGTAGATGCTTTGTTTACTGTTAAGTTAATAGTAGTAGCACCACCAGTTTCATTACCAATAATTGTTATGGTTGCTGTTTTAGATTCAACTAATAATGTTTTAGCAGATATTCTAAATTCAAATCCAGAAACCGCAATACTTTGTGCGTCTTCATTATCACCAATAAATCTTGGAATGGTAGGTAACGTAGAAGATTGTAATTCTCTAGTTACTGTTAGATCTGCTATACTAGAATCTGATAATATTGCTGTATATCCTAAATTAGAATTTCCTCCAACTAAATTAGCAGTATTTGGAGCAATTATATTACTGGTACCAGGACCTGGTAATATAATAGAAGAATTTCCAACTGAAATAATTGGTATATTTACCGTTGTCTTTGGCAATGATACTAATTTATACTTTAATGCCTGAGTTTCGTCTGGTATTGCTTCTGTAATTGGCATATTCTCTATAATCGTGCCATAATAATTTGTTCCCAGCGGATGATCTGGATTCCATAGTGAGTAATCAATTTCATCATCACCAACTGCAAATTGAGTAATATTAAATGCATTACCTCCCTTTGCCAACAACTCACGTCCTTTTAATGTGAGGATCGCATCGACAGTTACACTACTATTATTTAAATATCCCATATTGATTTACCTTTTATTTAATATAAATATATTTCAGTTAAATTTTACGTTAATATAAAACTACCTTGCGTTCCTGGTTGATTTGTATATATTAACTGATTACCGTTTGCTTGTCTAGATTCAACAACTGGTCCGCCGTCTATTGTCTGTATTGATGCAATATTAAAATCCGGACTAGTTAATTTAGATCCATTATATTTTTGATTATTAATACCAATTGGTAAATAATCTTGAACTTGTGCAAACTTTAAAGTAGATCCACTTCCATATATCCCACTACCATATGAATATGCACCATATACTCCAGTTCCTGGTTGATTTGGTATTTGTTTGATTTCAGATAAACTGGCTGATAATATTACTGGTTGTTCTGATCTACTTCTCCAATATGGTGTAGATGAAGTTATATAAGTACTTCCTGATCTAATTAAATTTTCATACACATATGTTGTACCACCATATTTAGATGCAACTGAAGATGTTAAATATCCTTGTAACTGATCATCGTCATTTGCAGTTAATGTGTATATATCATCAGATATAATCGCATCATAGTTTTCATAATGAGCAGACGCAGTTACTTGTGTATCTGTTATAGTTGTATTATATGTGCTATTAACACGTTCAACTTTTGGTAATATAGTATCTTTACTACGTTCCAATATATTTGGTTGAACTAATAGTCCTGTTAATTTATTTACACGAGCTGGTAATAATTGATCTAACTGTTTAAAGAATGATAAATCAAATAATGTAAATATTTTAATATATCCATTAATATCATTTCGTTGACTATACTTTTTCCAATATGTTTCTGCTTCTTGTATTAATGCCGGATATGATTTTGCATTTACACTACCAGGATCTCCTATATAATCATCTAATGATTTAAATCCTAATTGTGCAATAATATCTTCATCAATCATTGTTTGTGGAGAAAAATATACCCCTAACTTAGCACTATCTAATGGAGCTTTATCAAATTGACTACGTTCAGCTCTTGTTTTAACGTCTAACGATCCAACTAGTTCATTATCTTCTAAACGAATCTTATTATCATCATATGTTCCAGCACCTAATGATATACCGTCATAATAATATGTTTCTTCAATTGAGTCATATGGGGTATTATTAGTCCAACTTGCAAATGATGCAGATATTCCAGAATTATTAGGTTCCACTCCAGTTAAACTACTAGTTGTAGCATGATTAATTTTTTGTGTTAATGGAACTCTGAAAACTAATTCATCATATGCATCTACATTTCCATCATATGCTCCTGGGGCTTTTACATGATTATCAAATGGCGAGTCTTGTAAACTAGAAGTCCACAATCTCAATTCTTGAAGTTGTCCTAATAATCGACTACCACCCGTAGTACCACCTAATGTTAATGTTCCAGTGCTAGCAAAAGAAGATACATCTGATGCTGTTACAGCTGCTATAATTTTTCCATATTTAGATTTTTTAGCTACAACTTCTAAATTAGATCCATCTTTACGTAATACTGTGCTTAACCATCCACCATCAAATAATTCAATATCTGCTGAGCTACTACCATTGATTTGTATAGTACCCATTGTACCAGAAGTATAATCTAATGTTACTGTGTTACTTCCTATAGTAAATAGGTTCATGGTACTAGGTAATAATGGATTAGTTATTACATTATCAGTACGGAATCTAAGTTCTACTGCTTCAATTGGTTGAGTATAATTAACTGTTACCGTACCAGCTGTATTTGTAATTAAGTCTAATGCATAATCAAAATTTAACTTTTCATATAATGGTGCTCTGTCTAATCTAGGACCACCATATTCATTAATAGTCATCAACGATTGTGGAATACCATAACATGACAATAATGCTTGTATACTTCGTTTAGTTCCTTTAGACTTTAATAATAATGGTAAATTATTTACAATTCGCCTCCATATGGTCGATGTTGACTTCTGCCCGGAAACTGACGGGTCACCTACTGAATTAGAACCGGTAATTGGTGTACCTGTTTCTGATACACCTAATGTGTATTCCCAAAGCTTTTGACCTTGTTGACCATTAGTTAAATTCCATCCAAATTGTTTAGCAACTGAATATAATAAATCGTCAGACATTCCTAATTTAGGATTTTCTTCACGTTTATTTATTTTAGTCATATGATTAATATATGTATATAATATATCATAATGATGACCAAGCATATTAACAAACGTAGTTAAATCAACACTATCCGATTGTAATTGAATGTGATCAGGAACTGTTCTTAATAATGAATTATCATTTAAATTGTCATATAACGAAGCAGATGCATATACCCCAGTATACCAAGTTTCAAATTGACTCGACGTTACTGAATATTGAGTATATGGTACAGTAGAATTAGATTTTGGTATTGGTTGTATATAACTACCGGTAACAACTGCAACATTTGCATTAATTACTGGAATGTCATAAGTAGTTAAATTAGATGAAGATTCAAAATACAAGTAATGCTCAAAATTATCAAAACCTCCAATTAGTGATGATTTTAAATTTGCAAAATCTTGTGCATTCGTTGTAGCATTACTACCTGATATTCCAGTTAGTACTAAACTTTGTGAAGTATAATACTCAATTAATTGTAATTTATATTTAAAATTATCCAAACGCTCTGTTGCTGAACTATAAAATATAAAATTATTAAAGTCAGAATAATCAATATTCAACTTCATTCCAGACAAACTACCAGAAAAGAAACTATCAATAATTTGTTGCGATGTTGACGTAGATGATCCTAATAAGTCATTCCAATTCTGTAAACCAGTTTCTGTAGACGTATCATATGAATAATTTGCTTGCCAATTAGGACCACTTAAAACATTAAATGTTTGAGCTTCAATGATTGATTCAACATTAATATTGTCAATATACGTTGGTTTTAATTCTTTAACTACCCAACATCTAAAATTTGTTTCAATTGATTCAGGTAATGGTTCATATAATTTGACATATAGATATTCGCCAATTACCACACTATTAACAAATTGTACACATTGATTTCTGCTAAAATTTAATAGATATGTTTGAAAATAACCAATTGGAGACGTTTGATTAACAGTTTCTATATAATTTGCAATTTGCTTTATAAAATTAGAATCATTAACATCAATTGCTTTAAGTCGTATTTCCGTACGATCAGGAGATATTTCATCAATTCGTAAATGTTGCTGATCATATCCACCTATTAAATTTTCAAAAAAGTTAACAGCTATTTTGTAATTACCATTTGTTATTTTTAAATCTTGTAATTCCTGATAAATATCTAAAACATATGGTTGTGAATCAAATCGTATTTCAGTGTTATTATCTGAATTAAAATATACTGGTGTATTTGGTAATGATTGACTTTTATGTTGTCCGCTTATCCAAACATCACCTGAATATAAATGAAACTCTACTGTTGATTGATTAACAATCGTATCATCAAAATAAACTGGGTCTATAAGATTACTATTAATATTTTGCAATTGTACAGTATCAATACGTTGCGCAGAAATAGATTTCTTTGCTAATGATATTTGTTCTATATTTTTATATTGATCTAACATTTTATTCTACTATAGTTTCATTGTTAGTTGCAGCTGTTCGTCGTACCCGTACTTGATTGCTATTATCCAATATAACAGTATCTTGATTAATACTATACACATTTTCATATAAGTTGTCTGCAGGATTCGGTATATCAACAATATCAATATCCCATGAACAATTTTCTGCTAATATCCAACTAGGATTACCAGACACATTCTTTATAGTATACACATCACCTTTAAATGTGTTATTCATATCAACTATGTATGTTAATTGCAAAAATGGGTATCCGTTATCATTAAATCCATATGGATTTGTAGTATCAGTTAATACACCACTAGGTGTTGATCCCTGCTCTTTATATATTGTAAATGGAACTGGTAATGGATTATAATTTTTTGGATTTCGTCTTGAAATCTCAGTTACAAATCCAGTACGTCCAGGAGTTGAAGATCTCCATTGAATTTGAATTGTGAATTTTAATGTCTTATTTTGTTGTTTTAATGTGTTAAACACATCTTCAGTAATGGTATAACTATTAACGTTTTCTTGAATACCACCGGTAAATTGTAATGCTTTTAAACCAGAACTTATAGTTCCGGCATTAACACCGGCATCTCCACCATCATTATAATACCAGGAGCTATCATATGAAGTATCAATTCTTTGAAGTCCAATTGGTTGACCCTTAGCATCTACAGATATTGGTATTATGTATTTTGCTGAAACATTATCAAAATCAAAGTTAACATCAATGTCAACCGGATTGCTTGTAATTTGAACTGGAAAACTAAAATAATTAAAACGTGTATCCAATATGTCTAACATTGGCTTAGAATTAAAATTAAAAGAATTGGTTTCAATAACCATATAAGACCCAGACTGAACTACAATGTTTCCATTTTCATCTCTAGGAACAATATCGGTATTATTAGAAACAACTGTTAACCCATCTTTAATATATTTAGATGTTTGCTGTAATGCTATTGGGTCTAATAAATTTTCTTTTTGAACTGCCATTATCTAACTACTTTAAAATAAATTTCGTCATCGATATAATCTTCCATAAAGCCATCTTCGATTTTTAATTCTATGCGGTAATACCGTTCTGGCATAAAACTATTCATATCTACATGTATGAAATTACTTGTGCTATCGCAACTTACTTTATTATAAATATTATCAAACGGAATTATGTACTCATCTGTAGCAGCATCTCGTATTGCATAATATGTAGTAGTCGGCAAATGTTTAACTGTTTCAAGTGGGAATAAATTTGAAGGAGATTTTTGTGGAAATTTATCTCGAGCATATATTCTAATTTTAGTTATCTCAGTGTCTTTATACGACGGTTTAGTCTTGCTATAAGTCAAATATGACTCTAAGTTAACCGACGATAATGATCCTGTTGTAAAAGTGCTATTATCCCAATACATAGTTAATCTAGGGACATATATAGTATGTGTTTCTCTACTAAAGAATTTAATAATGCCGGTCTTAGTTCCGTCGGCTTCATCTGTATCTGAAAACTTGATTAAAAATCCATTATTATCTACGGACACATTACCACTTCCAGATATCCATGTTTTTACTGCACCAGTAACATCCATATTAATATCAGTTGGTCTATATGAAAAAGATTCATTTTCAGTTAATCCCGGTTGATAAAAATATGATGAGTCAAATGATGACGTATTAAATATTCCTGATCCAGATTGCCATAGCCAACTACCACCGAGACCACTACCGGATACATATAAACTAGGTGCACCGGTGTTGATAACTTGGCTACTTGATATCCAATATGAACCACTTAGTGTTTGTGAACCACTAGGAGAAAATGACCAAGATGCGTGAGGTGTAGCCCAAGATATTCCATCCATAGTCGCAACAGTGCTAGTAGAATAACCGGTACCATTAGTCCATGGTTGTCCCATTAATTTTGCATCTAAAGTGTAATCTGCAGGAAGGTTAGTTGCGTTGGTAGTAAATAATTGTAATACGAATTTACATGAATTTAAGTCTGCAGAATATTTTGTTAAAGTGTCTTGTATTTCAGACATATCAAATTTAACTGCAAATCTAGATTTAACCAATGTTTCACCATCAGTATCTAATTGTTTACCAACTTCTAATATTTCGTCTAATCCAGTATTATATGATTGAAGGCTATTTGCTTCATACATGGTAGAGTCACTATCTGCATAAAATATTCTAAACATAATTAACTTCCCGAACCTGTACTAATCATTAAATAACTACCACTTCTCCAAAGTTGACCATTTACAGACGGATCTGCTGCAGGAAGTGATGCTGTATAAATAAATGCTGTACCTTCTGATATAAATTTTGAAGTGACTTGCAAATATTGAATTGACCCAGATGTTGTAATTACATTTGATCCGCTAGTATAAGAAGAACTAATTGAATTTTCAACATATGACGCAGTTTGAGCTGTAGTAACGTAACTTGCTGTCTGTGCTGTGGTAACATATGATGCTGTACTAGCCGTACCTGTTAGTGTTCCAATTAAACTACCGGTGATATTTACCGATCCACTAAACGCAATATTTTCAACAGTATTTCCAGTTAAAACATTATATACATCAGAAACATAACTTGCTGAAATAAGGCCACCTGCCACAATACTTGTTCTATTATTCCGTATTACGCCCATTTTATATCCTTTTAGTATAAATATAAAGATATTAAGAACTTACTACTCTTCCACGAATATCTTGATTAGGATATTTTACTTCAAAAATACTAGGATCTAATGATGGATAAATTATTCCATTTTTTGTTGCTGGTGCAAGATCATATACATTTCCAGAATAACCATTATC